ATTAGAAATGCAAGTGCTACAGTATTTTATCCCATTTGGCATTATCAGTTTGATGATCTTATTGTACTTAAGAACAATCAAGGAACAGAAGAAACCCGAGTCCGTCATATGGATTATGGGGTTGTGCTTAGTAGTTTCTTCTGGAGACGATTCAAAAACAGAGAAAACATAACATTCTTTGATCCTAATGAAGTTCCAGACTTATACGAGGCTTTCTATACAGATTGCGCGAAGTTCGAAGAACTTTATGTCAAATACGAGAAACGCCGCGATTTACGCAAAAAAAGCATGAATGCTGAAGATGTGTTCAAGGGCGGCATATTAAAGGAGAGAACTGACACAGGCCGTATCTATCTTGTATTCATCGACAATGTGATGAATCAAGGACCATTCGACCCCGAATATCATACGATCTATCAGTCAAATCTATGCTGTGAGATACTTTTACCTACTAAACCTTTTAAGCGCCTCGATGATGCTGATGGTCGCATCGCTCTATGTACTCTTGGATCGATCAACTGGGGAGCATTCCGCAACCCCGAGGATATGCGTAGGGCTTGCCGTATTCTTCAGCGCAGCCTCTGTAATATTCTTGACTATCAAGACTTTTTAAGCATTCAGAGTAAATTAAGTAACGATGAGATTCAACCACTTGGCATAGGTGTGACTAATCTAGCATACTGGCACGCCAAGCGAGGTCACAAGTATGGTGATAGAGATGCACTACAAGAAGTTAAATCCTGGATGGAACATCAAGCATATTACTTGACCGAAGCCACTGTGGAACTTGCTAAAGAACGAGGCAAGTGTGTAGATAGTGATAAGACACGATATGGTAAAGGTATATTCCCTTGGGAGTTACGAGCCAAAGGAGTCGATCAACTTGCTAACTTCAAGCCTGAACTAGACTGGGAACCACTCAGAAATGAGATGAAAACATATGGCGTAAGAAATGCTACATTGATGGCAATCGCCCCTGTAGAAAGTTCAAGCGTAGTGATCAACAGCACGAACGGCATTGAGATGCCTATGTCATTGATCAGCGTCAAAGAAAGTAAGGCAGGAAGTTTCACACAAGTTGTTCCAGATTATCACAAATTAAAAAATAAATATCAGTTGATGTGGGAACAACAAGACTGTGCAGGATATTTAAAGACTGCGGCAGTATTGGCAGCATATGTAGATCAAAGTATATCCACAAATACTTTCTATAATCCTGCGCATTTCCCGGATCGTAAAGTTCCAACCACATTGATCGCTAAGAATCTTATGCTTGCCCATCAGTGGGGACTTAAGACATTCTATTATAGCTTGATCAATAAGGCTGGAGCAAAGTCAACAGAAGAAAAATTAGTAGTACAAGAACAAACAGCAGTCGAGATGGATGATGACTGCGAAGCATGTAAACTTTAGAAAGGGAATTCAATGGCTTACAGCACACAAGTAGTAGATCATTATGAGAACCCACGAAATGTGGGTAGTTTTGCTAAAGACGATGACCGAGTGGGAACTGGCATGGTTGGTGCCCCGGCATGCGGGGATGTGATGAAATTGCAAATCAAAGTATCTGAAGATGGTATCATCGAAGATGCTAAGTTTAAGACATATGGTTGCGGTTCAGCCATAGCAAGCAGTTCATTAGTAACTGAATGGGTTAAAGGCAAAACATTAGAACAAGCAGGGCAAATCAAAAATACCCATATTGCTGAAGAATTAGCACTACCTCCTGTTAAAATACATTGCTCTATCCTAGCAGAGGACGCAATCAAAGCCGCTATCAGCGATTTCAATGTCAAGCATACTTGCTGCCAGAAATAAGAGTAAACATTAATGCTTGAAACCATATGTGATATTTTAGTCGATGCTTATAAGCGTAATTGGATCACCAGTCGTGATGGCAATGTCAGCATTCGTCATCATGACCGCAATTACTTTTATATCACCCCTAGCGGTGTTCGTAAACAGACACTACAACCAGATCAGTTTAAGAAGATTAAAATACAGCAAGTCCCGCATGCCGCACCGCCATTTTATCTGAATGGTTGGGAAGAGATGGAATATACTGATATCAGTAAAAATTTAAAACCAAGCGGCGAGATACCTATGCATTTTGGTCTACAACGCATGTTGGGTCAGCATAGCCATGATGTTCGTGTTGTAGTACACATTCATCCTACTTATATTGTCGCGGCAATGCATGCCAGTATACAACTTGATAAATTAGTGAAAGATTTTCCAGAGTTAGGTAGATATACGAAAGTAGCACCTAATGTACCTGATGTTCCTCCTATCAGCGAAGAACTAGCACAGGGAGTACATAATAATCTAAGTCTTGATAAAGATGGCTACACTAAGTATGATATTGTAGGAATAAAAGGACATGGAGTCGTTAGCATAGATACTAGCCCGTGGAGAGCATACGAACACATTGAACGATTAGAACATATCTGTAAAATAGTATTAGCATCAGGAAATTACAAATGAGCAAAGAACAATATAACCTAAAAGCAAAAACAAATTATCTAACAAGAAAGATGTTCCTCGACCCAGAAGGTCCTGTGACCATTCAAAGATTTGAGGAAGTCAAATATAACAAGATACAGAAATTAGAGCAAACTGCTAGAGGTTTCTTTTGGGTTCCAGAAGAAGTCAGCCTAACTAAAGATGCTAATGATTTTAAAGAAGCAAGCGATGCGGTGAAACATATATTCACTAGCAATCTATTGCGTCAGACTGCATTAGACAGTTTGCAAGGTCGTGGCCCCAGTCAGATATTCACTCCAGTTATCAGTTTGCCAGAATTAGAGGCATTAATTTATAACTGGACATTCTTTGAGACTAACATTCATAGTCGCAGTTACAGCCACATCATTCGTAATATCTACAATGTACCTAAGGATATTTTCAATAGTATCCATGATACAAAAGAAATCGTTGACATGGCAAGTAGTGTAGGCAAATATTATGATGACTTACATCTTATCAACTGTAAAGTAGAAGCAGGTGAAAAGATAAAAGAAACTGATCACATCAAAGCAATTTGGTTAGCACTCAATGCCAGTTATGCATTGGAAGCATTTAGATTCATGGTAAGTTTTGCAACTAGCCTTGCTATGGTCGAGAACAAGATTTTCATCGGTAACGGTAACATCATCAGTTTGATTTTACAAGATGAACTATTACATAAAGAATGGACTGCTTGGATCATTAATCAAGTTGTCAAAGAAGATCCTAGATTTGCAAAAGCAAAACAAGAAACAGAAAAAGAAGTATATGACATGTATATGGATGTCATCCGTGAAGAGAAAGAATGGGCAGATTATCTGTTCAAGAAGGGAAGTGTTATTGGTCTCAACGCCAATATTCTAAAAGACTTTGTTGACTATACAGCCACCACAGCACTCAAAGATATAGGATTAAAGTACCACCACAACGCACCCAAGACCACACCTATACCGTGGTTCAACAAGCACAGCGATACTAGCAAGAAGCAAACCGCACTGCAAGAAAACGAGAGCACCAATTATGTTATTGGTGTAATGAGCGATCAATTAAATTACGACGATCTGCCCTCGCTATAATTACATATAATAAGGAGAATAATATGAAGGCTATCATTTGGAGCAAGCCGGGCTGTCCTTACTGCGTACAGGCCGAGAAGCTATTAGAGACTAAGGGATACGAAATCGAAGAACGAAAGATTGGATTTGGTTGGAATAGAGAGCAGTTGCTTGAAGCAGTACCGAACGCAAGGACAGTTCCTCAGATATTTCTAGACGGGAAACATGTCGGTGGATACGACAATTTAGTAAAACATTTTAACGAGGCACAATAATGGATATTACAGCAGGACAGACATATAGTTTTAAACTCAATAGCGGCGAAGAATTGGTCGCTAAATTAGTAAAAATTGAAGATGGGTTTTATTTGATCAGCGACCCAGTAAGCATTGGACCCGCACCTAGCGGCGGATTAGGATTAGTGCCCAGTATGTTCACCGTAAATATGCACTCAAATGTGAGACTAAATACTAATAGTGTCGCATTAGTGGCGGATACAGATGACAGCGTTAAAATGAAGTATATCGAAGCCACTACAGGAATCAAGGTTCCTGATAAGAAAGTTATATTAGGATAATTTAATGCCAAAATTAAGTCGTAAGGGTGATAAGAATACTACAGGAGGACAAATCATTCGCGGTGCAGGCACCGTGTTTGCCAACAATAAACCTGTAGGATTGCATACTAGCAAGATCACACCTCATGACCCTAAGAAAAACAAGAACCCTCACAATAACGCAAGTACTACAGAAGGTAGCCCTACTGTGTTTGCTGAGGGTGATCCTGTATTAAGAGTGGGCAGTGGTAATACATGTGGTCATAAAATTGTTGAAGGTAGCGACGACGTTTTCGTTGAGTAATCACGATGGCAGATACAGGTAAACAAAGCCCATTAGGCGTAAATGTTGTAGGCTCTCTGTTAGCCGGTCATGATATTGCCACACCCGATAATACAACATTTTATATTAATCCAATCGCTGAAAGTTTTTACGGAAAGAGTAAAAATAATGCAGACTATAATCCGGGAAGCATCGTTAATGATACTTGCTTGAAATGGATGACATATGCGTTAAAGGAAGCATGGGCTAGAACTCCAATGGCCGGAGTGCCGAGTAATATAACACCTGAAGTATATGATGCCATGTTAAACATAGGTCAAAGTCGTATACCTGCATTAGGCAATAGCAAACCACCCTCATATCAAGTCGATGATCCAACTGGTTTCTGGCAAAAGACAGGCGCAGCAAATACAGGACTTGCGATCACAGGTAATGTAGATCATGGTCAAGACGCTAGTTGGGATCCATGGGACAGCGGGGATCCTGCAGGCTCTAACCCCAACAGTGAAGTTACTAAGTGGGGCTGGGTTCGTGCAATGGCATTGCAGGCGTATAATGAATTTTATTTCAACGCTGAGATAGAATATAGCACCCCGGGAGACTATTCTTATACTAGTGCAGTCATAAACGATGATCCTTCGTATAAAGATTTTACTGATTCATTTCTTAGATCAGATGGGTTTGTAAAATTATCAAACGAAGCGATATTTGCGATTCAGAATTCGCAAACATTTTTGCAAGGTACTTTTAGTAACCAAGATGATTTGATCACAGCCGATATATCTGGTGTAAGTTTATCTGCTAGAGCATTTGGACAAGATTTAATAAATATAGGCAAGGCTGTCGATTTAAAATTAATCAATATATTCGGGTTACCTTCTGGATTATTGAGAGTACTAAAAAATAATAATGCATTGACAGGTTCCGTGATTTTATCTTTATTAGCGGCAGGGCTGTCAAAAACTGATATTGAGAATATCAGCAATGGAAATATCACTCCCACTAAAGATCAAGAACAAAAAATGTACGGCGCATTTTTATTAATAGTGTCAGCCGATCTTCAAGAAATATTAACGATACTTGAATGCAAGACAAAAAAATTAGAAAGTCTTGCAGACTTATTGAGTGTTAAGAAGTTATTTCCGTTAAGTTACAGAACACTAACTGTGCCGATATACAATACGAACCCCGGACCCACTAATAGTAAGACATATTATCTCTTATTCATTAATGATGCATTAAATCCACAACTTGTTCTGCCGAGAATTAAAGAAATTGTAGGGGAGATAATACCAGTAAGACCGCCGCCTATAGTAGAAGAACCGACACCACAGCCACCCCCACCTCCGCCAACGAAGATACCGGAACCGGAAGTTATCGTTATACCACAGCCGCCGTCTATTCCAGTACCGGTACCGCCCCCATTACCTACTGGTGGAGGCGGCGGAGGTTGCGTAGCATTAGAAAGTTTTGTACCATTAGTCGAAATAGAACAAAAACACAACAAGCGTCCTATTACTCATGCTTGGATGTTAGAAAGTGGCATGAAGATCAGTTTAGGTACAGAAGAATTGACTATAGTAGATGGTCAAGTAGTCAAGACA